CAACTGCTGTTGCGTTAGTAATGCCACCACGACGTGTTCCTGCTGGTGCAAACCAAGGATAACTTACTTGGTCGCTTAATGCAATCATACGGCAAATCATGTGACTTGGAGGAACAGCAACATCGCGTCCTGCATTGTCGCTTGTGAAGCCCCATGGATAGAACACACCTAAGTATTCATCATATGACACTAAACCGTTATCATCATCTTGTAGACTTAGAGCAACGTTGTTACCCCAGTCATTGATTGTTGTAGCATCTGGAGTTAAGCGTGGAGGAGTATCGCCTACAACGAAAGATGTTAAACCTCTGTCATAGTTCAATGAAACCATTTCGCCAATTAACTCTGGATAGCCTGGGCAAGCCATTAAGTTGAATCCACGTACTTCTGTATCGCGAATATCTTCGTTACTGTTTACCAACGCTTGCAACGCCTGGATTACAACCTTACGTTGTGCATGACGTCCAAATGAACCTGAACCATCTGCTTGGTTACCTGACTCAGTAACCCAACGATGTGGATAGTATGCTTCCATAGAAACATCGCCCATACGTCCGTTGTCTGCTGTCAAATCAATGTAGTTACGTTTAAATCTCTTAACGTTAAATCCACTGCGGCGCAAGTTGAATAGTACCATACCACGTGGATATAGTGCAGGATCTGGAGCGTCGAAGTCTAAGAAGTTGCTTAACCATAGTTCAGCGATTGTTGCTGGCTCATCGTTAGCACCTGTTGTTGACCAACGTGCATCTGCAAACAGAACGCCGTTTTCTGTTGTTTGATCTGTTACATCTAGTGCTTGCCACTTTAGCAAGTCACCGTTCCAGCGTTTGATTACTGGATAGTTTTCGATGTCGCTAGTGTCAACCCAGATTTGACCATCTGCGGCAGCATCAATTTCTGTTGTGCCATCTGCAAATAATGTTGGCTGTGTAGCACTTACAATAGGACCTGCTGGGTCAGTATCGTTAAGGAAGTTACCGTAACCTACCCATGTAGTACCATTGTGAATCATTAAATCTACTTCGTCAACTACTGAACTATACCATAGTTCGCCGTCTGCAACTAGTGTAGTTGGAGCCGCTGTGTCGATAAAGTAACTCTGTACAGTACCTGCAAATGTACGTGGAATCCAGTTACTAGCAACATATTCATACGTGTCATCTGTAGATCCCAATACATATACGTTTGTATTTTCGCTGATAAACCCTAGTTTACCAACTGCGGAAGCACCAGTAGCACTGTCGCCAACATCTGCAAAACGGATATCGCCGCCGATTGTGTTTTCAATCTTAACACGGTTATCTGTTGTTACGCTGGCTTCAATTGCTCCAATGTTGGCACTATTGATTGCTGTTGCAATTCGATCAGCAGTAGTTGCGGCTACGCCAGAAGCAGTAAATGTTACAACACCTTCTGCTAGAGTAGCACTGCCAACTTGGCTAGCGCCTAAACTGATTGCATAATCTTGTCCAGATGTTAATGTGCTAACACCGATTTGTACTGTATTAACTACAGTAGAACCGCTACGTGCTCTACGCATCACACGGAACTCTGCTAAAGGTTGTACAAACTCATCGTAGTTGTATTGTACATACACAGAATTTACAGGAATACCAAATCCGCCTTTAGTTGGATCAATACCGTAGTTTGCCGCTTGGTTTGTATCGTACAATGGAGCACTTGCTTCGTCCCATAGTAATGTAGTACCGTTATAAATCTTAACTCTCCAACGAGCACCTAAGTTAGGTTCTGTGGTCTTCATCCATACAGATCCTGTAGGACGAGCAAGATTTCCGCTCTTATTGCGTTTCCATAAAGGAACATCAGTGTGTGGACTAATCTTAAAGTCTGCGGCATAGTATGGGCCTGCTACCATACCTAATGCTGTCAATGTTGCTGGGCTGGCCGCACTGATATCAATTCTATTAACATCGTTAGTTGTGGCAAAAATATGTAAAGTGCCGTTAACAACACGAGCACCAACACCTGCGATAGCCGCTAGGTTAATGTCGTCCACTAACGATTCAACTGTTGTACCAGTTGTAACTACGTTACTTGCTGATCCGCCATTAACTCCAAATGATAATGTTGCACCACTTGGTGTAGGTCCTTGAGTAAATCCTGATACTGATGGCGTAATAACTGGATGAGCTGTTGCCCATGCGCTAGAACCAACTTGTACCCAACTTGCTGTACCTGTGCTACCATCTGTATCGTAAGCACTCTTATAATAAATCTTTACCAAATGACCAGTACTTGAATTACTAGCATCGTATGATACGGCGTATGTGCCAACTGCACCTGCGCTGTTTGATGGAGTACCTGTTGTAATGATTGTTGGAACTTTGTTAGTAAAGCTCTGACCGCCCGTTGAAGTAGCAGTAGCGCCGTTCCATTCAAAAATACCGTATGTAGTAGCATCGCTGTCCAACCAGAATGTACCATCTGCTGGTGCGCCGCCGGGTGCATCTGCACTGGCTACTAGTTTTTCCAAGTCCATATCAGCACGAACAATGAAAGCACTATTGCTTACACCTAAGTAACTGTATGCGGCTTGTAAACCGTATTCGTTTAATTCACCTGCGTGAATTGGATTGTTGTTAGCGTCAACACGGAATGTTGGGTCGCCAAATGTGTCAACTAAATCACGTTGACTTGTCATTAAATAAACTTTGCCGGCGTTAGCGGCTAGTGTACCTGATGCTGTACCTGTACCGGCACCATTGGTTTTATCTTGTGCCGAAGCAACAATAAACAGTGGGCGTGTACCTGGTTCAGCGGGTGTGTAAAAACTTTCGTCTATTACGGAAACCTGTACGCCTGGGGAAGTTAAAGCCATATCCTTATCTCCTAATTAGCTCTTTTGTAAGCTCTAACAATATTTAGCGGAGATAAGATAAAATGCTCTGTTATACAACCATGAAAAGGGTTCGAAAAGGGGTGGTATAAATAGTTTATGCGCCCTTTATGCAAAATCTGTCAAAAGAAGCCTTGTGCTATCAACTATTACAAAGGTAAACGTGCTTATTATAGAACTAAGTGCGATGGCTGTGCCGCAGGCACTGGTCCAGGCGTTCCCGTCTGGTATAGACTAGGTTATAGACAAAAAGATTATTGCGAGAAGTGCGGATACAAAAGTAAGTTTAAAGAAGTGTTCAACGTGTTTCACGTAGACGGGGACTTAACTAACTGTAGACCCGCCAATCTTAAAACTGTGTGTGCAAACTGTCAACGCTCACTGCATCGCGAAGGAGTGAAGTGGAAGCAAGGCGATCTAACACCAGATTTTTAATTTCTTCGTATAAGTCGTCGATACTGCCATTGTTATCTAAAACAGCATCAAACTCTGTGCCAACCCATGCGGTTTCGCTGGCATGAATTTTCTTCATTTTTAACTCGTTGGCGGCTATGTTACTGCCCGAATTTGCTTGTACTGCTGTGTCATACCACTCAGGCAATTCGCCACGTTTGACCCAGACAATGACGCCGCCAGCATCTTTAATTGATTTGATTTCATTAGGGAAACGGCAGTCGCTGATGACGATATCGTCTTTACTGTTACGGAGTTTATTTTCTAGACTGGCAATCCAAATATCATCATGGAATGCTTTGCGGCATACTTCTGTACCCCAGAACTGCAAGACCCAGCGTGGAGTTAAATTGGGCATGTCTAAACGTTCTGCCCACCATGGATCTACTTGTTCACGCCATTCACGAGCGGCTTTAGTTCGACCCTCTAGCATTGTTCTATCCCAACCAAAGACTGCTGATACAGCATCTTTCAATGTTGACGCAAAACTTTCTCGTCTAAATTCATGAAAATTAACTAGATAATCGGCAATAGTATCCTTGCCCGAACCAATAAAACCGCACACACCTATAATCATAGCGCCTCCGTAAGTAACGCTAGTATATAACAGTTTTATTACAAGGTCAACTCTTTTTTAACCAATAATGAATGTATAGCCGCGACCACCAGCAACTTGTGTAGTTAAATCTTTCTCAAGATTTTCAATTTCAGTTTGCCCTTCAGTTTTAAGTGCGGCACCGTTTAAACTAGTTCCGCCTTGTGGGCCTGCGATTTGAGCAAACTTTTCACGAGCTTGTCCTAGCATTAGTTTACAGTTGGCCAATGTGTAGTCTTTGACCCATTGAGTGGCATAGACATCATTTAAGATGCCAATGTCTGGGCGATAGTTGTAGCAGTAGAGTAATAATTCTTCGTCGCTGTTACGTGGACGTTGTAATAATGTTAGTTTGTGACTTTGGCTGTGCCACTTGAATTCAATAAAACTACCGAACATACGTCCAATCATTTCTTGATATTGTGCGAACAACTCATAGGTTAAAATACCACCCATATTGCTACTGGATAGCAAATATGTATTTGTATAAGCCAAGTTAAATGGTTCAAAGATTGTACCACCTGATCCGCTACCAGTTCTACTACCAATGCTTCTACGGAAAATTTGACGTACTTCAATAACTTCTTTAGGTAGAGTGTATGTGTTTTGATCTTCCACAGTAGTTAAGAACATATAACTTTCTTCTACACTACTATCGCCGCGCTGACGATATTTTCCTAGAGCACGTTCTAATGCTGTTTCGTAGTGCTTGGGATCTAGTTCAACATCTACCATGCCGTCGCCCAGCATGTTTTTACAGTACTCGTAGACTGCTGTTTTTGCTTGTTGTAGTTCGTTAATTTCTGTAGTTGGCATGAGTCGGTTTCCGTGAATGCTCTAATATTTAGCGTTAAATACCCAGCAATGTTAAACAACGAAATGCACACTGATACAACATACTGGACTGGACTAAAATGGCCGGCTGCTCCTAACGAAGACGATTATCGTGTATTCGAGCAGTACAGTACGGGCCGTGTGTTGTTGTTGGGCAGTACAAATTTACTGTTACCATTGTGTGAAGAAGCATGGGACTTAGAACCTAAGTACAATAATGCTAAGATTAAGAATAAAGATTGGCTTAGTATAGATAGTCACTGGGATACGATTATCATTGATGGCGGATTGACCATATTTGACAAAGAAGTCTGCGCCCAGTTAATATCTAAAGTATTAGCCCACTGTGACAGATTTGTTGCCCGTAGTTTTTTAAATCCTAGTTGGCCCACGAAGTATGCTCACTACTTTCCCCGTGCTGAAGAACTAACACCACAGCCCCTAGAACACCCTATCAACGAAGTTTATACATTTTACATATGGAACAACCTACAATCCTAGCCATGTACTCGGGCGGTTTAGACAGCCTGGGTATGATATACAAGTTACTCTCAGATCCTGAATACCAGGACTACGGGTTACATATTCACCACATACACAATCGTAATGTGGAAAATAGAGACCGTGCTGAAGCCATTGTAGTGCCTATGGTGTTGAAAGAACTTGAACGCTTGGGATTTAAGTTTGAGTACAGTGCTAGTGAAATATCGAGCCAGCCCTACGGCAATCAATTCTTATACGACACAGACAGCATCAACTTCTTTGCTGGATACATTTGCTCTGCTAATTCTAACATTGTAAAGGTAGCAATGGGTATGCAGGCCAATGATGCTAACCAACGTTTAGAACTGCGCCGCAAACGTGCTGATGCTATATTGGCGGCATTCACCGATGTGGGTAAGATTTATCCTGTACTCAACTTGACCAAACGCGAGATTTACGACAGCCTACCTGAATCATTGCGTAATATGTTTTGGAGTTGTAGACGTCCAGTGTACAGTGAAAAAAATATCGCACCTTGTGGACGGTGCAATACTTGTGTTAAACTACGTGAACAGTCTATACGTTAGGCTTACCAAATAAATGTATGAGTTTCGCCAGCAGTGAATGTGCTGACTGCGATACCAACATCAATAAGCCATCTGTCGCCAATGAACTGCACGGAAGTCACTGTGAATCTACCACTGAACTGTGATATAATACGTGCTCCTACAGGAACACTTCCAGCCCACGCATCGTTAGTAGGATTGCTGTCTATGTAAACGGCGCTGGATCCTCCGTTACCTAATGAGTGAATGGCTGTATATCTATTGACAAACGTTGTACTAGCAGTCACACCGTTATTAGTGATAGTGTGGGACATAGAATCAACTAACGGAGTGTCTGAACTCAAGAACAACTTGGTATCTGATTCAACACCATAAGTCACTGTGGGTGTAAATTCCGCCGAGTACTTGGCAGTATTGCTGACTCTAACCATGGCCATTTTACCGTTTAAGGTGCCACCGTTTGGTGGACTCAAACGACCTATACGTAACGGGTCTGTTCCGTTGGTATAACTGGCTGTGCCTACATTACCGCTGACTCTAGTTTGTTCAAAACCGTTGTAAAATACTTTCTGTGTGCCTGCGTCATTAGCAATAGCCACATGTGTCCATCGACCCGGAGTAGGTTCAGTATATCTTACATCGTTGTTAGCCTCATTGGCCACTGATAAGAATACTAGTTTATTATCGCTTAATGCTACAACTATACTGTTAGTAGTGCTCCATCCACCTTGGTTGAGTAAGCCCCAGATGCCGCCGCCTGCTGTCTCTGATGCGGCATTGGCGTTGAGCCAAAACTCTATGGTCCAAGTTGTGCCCAAGTTGAAATCTGAACTGCCTGCCACTTCTAAGTAATCGCTTTCATTTTGAACAAATTCTAGACTGAATGGTGGTACCGATGATAGACTTGTGTCATTGATAGTTATAGGATCGCTAGTTACTAATATTGGTCCACCGACACTACCTGAACGCA